CGCTGGCTGGATGCGAACGAGCAGGCGGCGCTGCTCAAAGCCACGGATGGGACCCGCTGGCACGAGCTGGTGGTGCTCGCCCTGGCCACCGGCATGCGCCGCGGCGAGCTGCTCGCTCTCCGCTGGCAGGACGTCGACTTCGCCCACCGGCGCTTGACGATGAACCGCTCGCGACAGTGGACGCCAGACGGCACGCCGCGCTACCGCGATGGCGGCAAGACTCAGACGGTCCGCGTGGTCGCACTGCCGACGGTCGTGGTCGACATGCTGGCCCGCTACCGGACGAAGCGCACGCGGGACCTGGCGCTCGTCGGCGCGAGCAGCGAGCTCGTCTTCTGCGACGACCTCGGAGAGCCGGTCACGGACGGCTCGCTGCAGGGCGGCTTCGTCCGCGCCTGCAAGAAGGCCGGACTGCCGAGTGACGTCCACTTCCACTCGATCCGGCACACCCACGCCACGGAGTTGATGCGCGCCGGCGTCCATCCCAGCGTCGTCGCCGAGCGGCTCGGGCACTCTGTGCAGATGGCCATGGAGCGCTACACGCACGTGGCGCCGGACCTGCAGCGTGAGGCGGCCGATCGCATGGACGGGATGCTGCGCGGCCTTACGGCGTCTTAGCCTGAACGTAGAACGCCGCCGAGAATGGCGGGGATGGTAGGCTGCGATCGTGACCACGACAGAACAGCAGGACCGACTGCTCGGGCAGGTCTGCCGAGGCGTCTCGACCGACGCTGCGGCCTGCGCTGTCGGGCTCACGCCAGCCGAGGTGTTCGCCCTGATGGACTCCGACCCGGCCTTCCGCCTCGCGCTCTTCATCGCCCAGCAGTCCCGAGACGGGTTCGCGGAGAACATGGAGCGGCTGCAGGAGTAGGGGCGTGATCCCCCCGCAGCAGCTCATCGTCACCGCCTCCCCGCCGCAGGACGTCGCCGACTTCTGGGCGGCGCTCGCCAAAGACGGACCGGACGTCTTCAATGCTTGGTTCGTGCTGGCCGCCGACCGCGCAACGGACGACTGATGGTCAAGATCCGGCACCCATCCACGCCGTCGCTCATCGTCGCCAAGCCTGCCCGCCAGAAGAAGCTGCCCGGCCAGGCCAAGGCCTGCTGCGTCATCTGCCGGGCTGAGCTGCGGTCAGGGCACGGGCCAGGGGACCTGGTCTGCGACAGCCACAGCCACGCCGGCGCGAATCCCCGCTGTGACCAGCCCGCCGCCATGACGCTCACCGCCGAGGAACGCCTGCTCGTCATGCTCTACCGGTCGAACGGCGAGCCGCTGAACGTGTACCGGGCGTTCGGGTGCGCGTCGACGGACTCGAACAAGAGCTACTTCCGCGACACCGTGCGGCATCTGAACGAGCGTCTCGGGCCGATCCGTGGGCACCTGCGGGTCGGCTACAAGTTCGCCACCAACCGCGGATTCTCTGGGGCAGAGTGAGGGTATGAGCGCCAAGCCCACAGCCAGACGCTACACCGACGCCGAGCGCGCCGAGATCGTCGAGCACTACCGCGTGAATGGGCAGGCGAAGACGCTGCGCGAGTACCCCGGTCTTTCGTCGTCCACCCTTGCCAAATGGCGCAAGGCAGCCGGAGTCCAGACCGAGGTCGTCGGGACCACACAGGCAGCCACCGAGGCGCGGAAGGCGAACGCCAAGGAGCACCGCGCCGCGGCGCGCGAGGACCTCGCCGAGGCGACAGCGAACCTCGCCAAGAAGATCGCCACCATCACGGACGTCCCGCCGCGCGAACTGTGGCAGCTCGCGACCACCATCGAGGTGCTCACCAAGGTCATCCGCCTGGAAGAGGGCGAGTCGACCGGCAGGCAGGAGGTGAGCCACGAGTACCCGGACATCGCCGCCCTCAGCGACGACGAACTCGCAGCCGCCATCCTCAGAGAGGCAGAGAGCATTACTGGCGGAGAGGCGTAAGCGTCTAGCTTGCGCGCCTGACGAACTCGCCTTCATGCAGTCCTTGTCCATCGAGGACAAGGTCACCGGGTCACTGATCCCCTTCAGGCTCTGGCCCTTCCAGGTCGAGTTCATCCGCAAGATGAACACCCACGACCGCCTCCTCGCGCTCAAGGCCCGGCAGCTCGGCATCACATGGGAGGTGCTCGCCCACATGCTCTACAACGCCGAGTTCTGGGGCAACCGGCTGTTCCTCATCGCCTCGCAGTCCGGGTCCGACGCGATGGACGCGCTCCACCGAGTGCGCATCATGCACAACTCGCTGGAGCGTCCACCGGTGGCGATGGTGAAGGACAACACTGAGGAGATCGTCTTTGCCAACGGATCGCGCTTCGAGTCCATGAAGGCCACCAAGCGCGCCGGCCGCAGCAAGGCGGCCTTCATGGGCTTCGCCGATGAGTTCGCCTTCTGGGAGTGGCCAGAGGAGCAACTGAACGCGCTCGACTCAGCGTGTCAATGGCTGTACGGAGCGACTACCGGCAATGGTCCAGGGGACCTCACGCACACCATCTGGGGGCAGGCGAGTCTCGGCGTCGGGCGCTGGCATCCCGTCTTCTATCCGTGGCACGCACACCCTGGACGGGACGAAGAGTGGTTCCGGGTGAACGTGACCGAGGCTCCCGAGCCACGCCTTGCCCGCCGCGAGCACGCCGCGACTCCTGCTGATGCGTTCACGGCCCCCTCCGGCGTCTTCTTCGAGCGTTGGTCCGAGCGCAACGTCGCGACCGGCTTCAAGGCCGTCCCATCCTGGCCGACTGTGCGCTGCGCCGACTTCGGCCGGAGGCACCCGGCAGCAGCGTGGATACAGACCTCGCCGCACGGCCAGCCCATCGTGGTCGCCGAGTACGCGCCGGCGCAACGTGACGCCTCGGCAGCCATGACGACGCAGGAGTTTGCCGACAACGTGAAGCGCATCGACCGCGACCTGGGCCTGAATGTGCCGCCGTCGACCACGTTCTGTGACCCGGCAGGCAAGCGCGCCGAGGCGACCACCGGAGAATCTGAGTTCGAGATCTTCGACGCCAACGGCCTCTACCCGCAGGGCAAGACCTCGGGCATCCGCGACGGCTGCGTCTGCCTCTTCAACCTGATCGCCGACCCTGATCTGCCGCTGCTCGTCTCCGACGCCTGCCCGTGGCTCACGGAGGCGATCACCGCCGTACCGCCTGACAGGGGCAAGCCGGACCTGTACGACCAGCGCGAGTCGAGTCCGTATCAACACATCCTCGACGCCGTGCGTTACTGGGCCGTGAATGTGGCCGACGCTGGTGTGGGCATCGGCGAGCTCTCCACCAACATGCACGGCTCCCGCCGCGGCGGCTTCTGAGCTACCTGCATTTGTAAGCCCCTAGCCTCGCAAAGTTCGCCACCGTTCACCCCTTGACCTGACCCAGACTCAGAGGCGTGAGTCGCCTCCACGACGCTCTGGTGTCTCTACGCCTCGCCGAGAACCGGCCAGCCGCGCCGACCACCGAACTGGGCGACAACTCCGTCTCATACGCCCACGTCAAGGGCGGCGCGCAGGCCCTCATCGACCCCGAGTACCGCTACGAGCTGCGCGGCGCCCAGGGCGGTCGTACCTACCAGCGGATGAGGTGGAGCGACCCGCACATCTGGGGCGTAAGAGAAGCTCAAAACCTGCCCATGCTGCAGGCGCAGGCGACCATTGAGCCAGCCGACCCCGACGACCCCGACGCGCTCGCCAAGGCCGCGCTCATCCAGCGCCTCCTCATCGACGACTTCCCCTGGCGCTCGTTCCTCCGCGACTCGTTCCTCGACATGGACTACGGCTTCGCGGCCTTCGAGATCGTCTGGCGGCTCGAGGACGGCGAGACGAGGTTTCGCCTCGCCCTCCGCCCCTCCTCATCCATCCAGGCCAGTGACGTCCACGTCAAGGGCGGTGCCATCGATCACGTCGTGCAGCGTCCGACCTCTGGCGGCGAGGTCACCATTCCCGGCGACAAGCTCGTCTGGTTCGCGCACGCCAAAGAGGGCGACCTGTTCACCGGCCGGCCGATCCTGCGCCCGATGTACAAGCCGTGGGTCATCAAGGAGGAGCTGGAGATCGAGCTGCCCATCGCCATCAGGAAGCTGGGCGGCGTGCCCGACATGAGCTACGCCGGGCAACTCACCGCCGACGAGCGCACGAAGCTTGAGGCCGCCGGCGCCGCATTCGGCCTGTCACCCGATGCCTACTTCCTGCACTCGGAGAAGGTCACCGCCAGCCTGCTTACCGGCAATGCCACCGTCTCCGACATCCTCGACGCGATCAAGCAGCGGAACACGGAGCTGACCTCCGTTTGCCAAGCGCAGGTGTTCGACCTCGGCACCAGCAACGCAGGCTCACGCGCCCTCGGCACCACGCTCTCCGACCTGTTTACGAACAGCATCACGGCCGATGCCCGGCGCCGCGCCGACGTCATAAACAGCCGCGGCGGCGTCATCCACCAGGCCGTCTCGTACAACTTCCCCACGGACGACAACCTGCCGAAGCTCGTCTTCGGAGCCGTGCAGGCCGTCGACCTGCGAACCTTCGCCGCCGCCCTGCTGGCTTACTCGCAGGCGAACCTGCCCGAGGAGCTCGACGAGTGGGCGCGGCGCGAGATGAACATGCCCGAGCGCAGCGCCGAGCAGGTGCAGATGCCCGGCGACGATTCCGACGACGCCCAAGTTCCTAAGCCGCCTGCCCCCGCCTCCAACAATCCAACGGGACCGGGAGCTGACGCGGCAGGCGGCTCAGGCCCCCAGAGTGGCGCGAAGGCGAGCGAGCACCTGCACCTCGCCGAGCGCCGGGACCCCCGTGGCGTCGAGTGCTTCGTCGCCCTGGCCGACGTGGAGGCCCGGTTCGATGACGCGAAGACGGCCGTCAGGGTCGCAACGCAGCGCACCCGTGACCGCATGGTCGGCGAGCTCGCGACGCGCGCCGCAGCGGCGCAGGCCAAGGGGCAGCTCGCGAAGTTCGCCGCCGGCTCGCCGCCGATGGTCGACAAGCTGGCCGCCGACGTGCGCGGCGTGCTCGCCGACTTCTACGAGGCCGGCCGCGCTCAGGTCGCGAGCGAGCTCCAGCGCCAGCGCGACGGCCAGCCGGTCGCCGGCAGGATCGTCGAGGCCCGCCAGAATGGTCGGCGCGCCATGGCTGAGAAGCCGAAGCGTAAGCCCGCTCCCCTACCCGATCCCGACGAGGCGCTCGACATGCAGGCCGAGTCCATGGCGCGCGGCATCGCCGCGGCCACGCAGGCGGCAGCGGCTCAGGCAGCGGCGCGCGTAGCTGCCGGCGTACCGCTCGACCCGACCTCCTTCGCAGAGGCCGTGGGCCGGGCGAGCGACGACGCGGCGCTCCGGCTCGGCGCATCCGTCGCCGACGTGATGAGCCTTGGCCGCGCCACCGAGGCCGCCGAGCAGGCGACCGAGATCGAGGACGCCGTGTACTCGGCCATCCTCGACGGCGCGACGTGCGAAGCCTGCGAGCCGATGGACGGCGAGACGACCACCGACCTCGTCGAGGCCGCCGGCTGGGCACCGAACCCCGACTGCATGGGCGGCGACCGCTGCCGCTGCCTCGTCGTCTACGAGATCCGGCAGGAGGCGACCCGCGAGGGCATCGCTACCGCCGAGCGCCGCGAGGAACGCAAAGCGCTGCTCCGGCTTGCTGAGGCCACCACGCGCCTCGCCGAGCGCCCCGTTCCCGCGCCCGTCGTCAACCTGGCTGCAGCCGAGCCGACGCAGGTCATCGTCAACGTGCCCGAGTTGCCGGCGCCAGTGGTCACCATCGCTCCAGCCGAGGTGACCGTGAACCTACCCGGACTGAAGCCGCGCCGCGTGAGCCGCGAGACCGCATTCCTGACCGACGCCGCCGGCCGCATCGTCGGCAAGACCGAAACCGAGACGGAGGTCTGACGCTGTGGCCCTCAACCTGAAACTCGCGACCGCCATGGTCAACGCCGAGGCCGACGCGCTGAACGCGCTCTTCAACGGCGCAAAACTCCAGGTGTACGACGGCGTGCAGCCCGCGACCGCAGACACCGCCGTGAGCACGCAGACGAAGGGCGTCGAGTGGACGCTCCCGAACCCATGCTGGGGCACCGCCAACGCGGGCGGCCTGACCGCCAACGCGATCACCGACGTGACCGCCGTCGGGTCCATCAACCCGGCGACGTGGTTCCGCGTTGTGACGAGCGGCGGCACTCCCATCATGGACGGTTCTGTCGGCACCGCCGGCTGCAACCTCAACCTTGACTCCGCGAACATCGTCCTCGGCGTCACGCAGCACGTGACGTCATGGACTCACACGGTGACGAAGTAGTGTTCGTCCTCGCCGCCGCAGACACGCTCGCCGGAGTAGCCCAGACCGCCAGCAAGGTCACCGCCACGATCTTCGGCATGGAGCTGAACGGCACCACGGAGACGTACAAGGTGCTCGACCAGCGGCAGCTCGCCAGTTCGGCCGCGACCATCTACACCGCGCCGAGCTCCACCGTCGCCTTCATCAAGTCAATCACCGTCGTCAACACGGACACCGTGAGCCAGACCTTCCAGCTCTTCCGCGGCGGCACCGCTGCCGCCAACGCCATCACGCCCGTGTTCACGCTGCTTCCCGGTGGCTGCGCCGTGTTCGAGGACG